AACGAAACAGCGCGGAACATGTCTCGCGGACCGCGGGGCATTGCTGGGTATCAACAGTTCGCGGAAGGTGGCGAACTCAACGTTAATTTAAGGCCTCTTGATCTGCCCGTTGATGGACGTATGTCATATACTCAAACCGATGACGGAGGAAGGTTTGACAGTGAAATCAGAAAAACGTTTGAGGGAGGGCTTGGCTCATTAACTCCTTCTTTTGATTATTCTACTCAAAACAGTTCTCGCAACAGGGGTGACTTAGTTATAGACGAAAACGGCGAACAAATAGGCTTTGCTTTAGAGGGCGAATTGTTCTTAAAGCCTCAAAGCGAAGACAAGGTTCGCGGCGCTTTTGCAATAGAAAAATCTCGCAACAACACCGACTTTACTTTCCCAGAGGGAGAGTTTGTAGAGACGAGAGAAGGTCTTTTAAAACGTTTTAATCTTGGCATGGATTTAGGTAACTTTGGAATAGACTTAAATAGAACAGAAGCTTCTGGTAGAGAACCTATAAATGAGGGGTCTGCTACAATACGTATTGGTGAGAACGGAATTGTTAGATACAGCGACTCAGACCGAGGTGAGCCAAACATAGAGTTTAATTATTCAAAGCAGTTCGCGGACGGCGGACCTGTTTACATGAAAAAAGGTGGTGAGGGTAAAGAAGAGAGCGCTAGACAGAAGATTTTAAACACTATTTACGGGGTTGAATCCAACAACAATTACGACGCTTGGAATACTAGCGCTAAAAACCCTCCTCAAAAGGATCTTACTTCTTTAACAGTAAAAGAAATTATGGATTATCAGGGCAATAATAAGGGGCCTGCGGCAGGCGCGGGTCAAATAAAGTTTGATACGTTATCATACCTTATAAATGCAGGCACTTTGTCTGAGGACGATTTGTTTACAGCCGCCACACAGGATGTTGCCAATAACAAGCTGTTAGACCGTCGTGGCTTTAACAGTTGGTTGAGCGGCGATTTAAGTGATTTAGATTTTGGAGATAACATTGCTAGTGAGTGGGCTTCTATTCCTCTTCTTTCTTCTATGACAACACCAAATGGCGTAGAAAAAGAAAGAGGTGAGTCTCGTTATGGAGGAAGCAACAAGGCTTTATTAGGCGCTGATGTGTGGGAAAATGTTTTATACACGGCAAAGGGGCAGAGTAAAAATCCCCAGACCATAGACGAAATTGTTTTAGCGGAAGCTTACACTCCCGAAAAGTTAGTGTCGGAAGTTATGGCGGGTAGTCCTACATACATGACAGATGAAAGCAGTCCTTTATCAATGGTTGAAAGATACCCTCAGTCCGGTCCTTTAGGAAGGGTTGAGAGTTACCCGGTTGATAGGGTTGAGAGATACCCTGACATGCAACAGTTTTTTGAAAAAAGCGGTATAGAACAGTTTTTTCCAGAAAAGCAGATGGACTTAGAGCAACAAGTTGGTACTCCTCAAGAAAGCTTGTACGAAAAATACTCTCCTCAAGTAGTGCAGGACGCGCTATTGGGGATCGGTTATTTAAACAGTGTTAGTGGACCTAGCGCAACCAACCGCTAACGTCCTCTTTTAACACCTGACCCGCTAGATTAATCTTTCCGCGTAACGCATCTAAGACCTTTTCATCTATCGTGTTGGGTGACACCAGATCCACATACGTCACCGCATTCTTCTGCCCAATCCGGTGAGCGCGGTCCTCGGACTGTAGTCGTATCTCCAGATCATAGGAGTTGCTGTAGTAGATGACAGTATTGGCGGCGGTCAGGGTAATCCCGTAGCCGCCCGTCTTGGGTTGTCCCACAAAGAAACGCAGAGGATCGTCTTCGTCTTGAAACCGATTAACGATCTCTTGCCGTTCGTCCTGTGGCGTTGCTCCGTAATAAAGTGCGACCGAATCGGGCCCGAAACGGTCGCGCAGGGTCTGGCAAATCTGTTGAATGTCGTAAGTGTACGAAGCCCAAATGATTGCCTTCCCTGATATTTCGTCTGTAATGCTTGTTAGCTCATTCAGACGGTTGTTCTTTAGCGGCTGTATCTTTCCAACATCAGGCTGGAAGAAGCCGCAACAAATTTGCTGTAGGCGCATGATCTGCGTTAACACACTTTCTGTAGTTGCAAGATCCCCGTTCTCAAGTTGGGCCAAAGCCAGCTTTTTCATTTGAGTGTAGACCTTGGCCTGTTCGTCCGTCAGTTCTACGTTGCGCCGAGTATAAATCTTTTCGGGGAGGTCTAAGCAGTCTTCCTTTAACACGCGGGTGGAGAAGTTAAACAAACGCTCGTTCAACTCATCTAGCCTGCGGTATCCGGTTATTTCTTGAAAACTACGCGCCCCCATAACACGTTTCTGCACTATAGCGTAACGGTTCTGAAAAGCAAAGAAACTGTTATAGCCCAGCGCGGCAGGGTCTAAGAAGTTGCACTGACTGAACAAATCCATTGGGCTCTTGGTCACAGGAGAACCAGTGAGTATGCGGCGGTACTTACTGTACTTCGTCAATACCATTAAGTTCTTCGTGCGCTGGGCCTTGCGGTTCTTGATCGTCGTGCTTTCGTCTACGATCATCATATTGTCAGGGTTCTGCACAAGAAAACGGCCCGCCGCTCGCGCACCTCTGGGAGAGGAGAACGCCTCTACGTTTATTACAAAGATCTTTAGCCCGTCGTAGTCTTCCATAACTAAGTCTTCCAACTCAGCAGAAAACTTCTTGCTTAAAGAAGGCGTCCAACTTACTATTTTACGTTCAATGCGCTCTGGTAAGTGCAGTGGTATTTCCCCAAGCGCCCAGTTGTCATACACGCCTTTAGGTGCAACAATCAGCGCGGCTTTAATCTCGCCCTTTTCAAAAAGAATGCCTATGTTGTCTATGGCAACTTTACTCTTTCCAGTGCCCATCTCCATAAAATACGCATGGAAGCTCGCGTCCCACGAATCGTCTAACGCTTTAAGCTGATGGTCGAAGGGTTCAGTTTTATACTTATACAAAGTTTTATCCTTTTGAAGCTTGACTATACGATCTTATGAGAATATAAGCGTGTTTGTCAAGGCCATAAAAAGGTCTTTAACAGCGAAAGAGAAAAAAACATGAATGATATACTATCTATGATGGAGTCCGACTTTGAAAAGAACGTCGCATCTTCCATCGAAAAGGGCAATCTCGGTGGAATCTCTACCCTAGCCCGAAAAATACGATCAGCGCAACAGGAAGTCGAGAAGATCGAAAATGATCTTAAATCTCGGAAGAAAGACTTGCTAAAGCTAACTGACGAAGAACTGCCTTCTGCTATGCAGGAGCTAGGGCTATCGTCGTTTTCATTAGATGACGGTTCTACTGTAGACGTAAAGCCTACATATGGAGCCAGCATCCTAGTTGCCAACAGACTCACTGCTTACACTTGGTTGCGGGATAACGGCTACGACGATATTATTAAGAATGTTGTTTCTTGCGAGTTTGGTCGTGGGGAAGATGACCAAGCCAGCGCCTTTAAAGCGTTTGCTTCTAAAGAAGGGTTTCCGGCGGATCAAAATGAAAGCATCCATTCGGGCACACTAAAAGCTTTTGTACGGGAACGTGTAGAAGCTGGAGACGAATTTCCAATGGAACTTTTTGGGGCCTTTGTAGGTCAACGTGCTATCATTAAAGGAGCAAAATAATGGCGAATGCAGTAACGAAACCGAGTAAATCAGACGTGGCAACATTTGATGCGTCTATGTTTGAAGCCGACGCAGGCGCGGGTAACGAAAACGTAGGATCAGATGATCTTGCTCTACCGTTTCTCAAACTGTTGAGCGGACTAGACTCTCTACTCGACACACACGAAACCGCTCGCAAAGGTGACATCTACAACACTGTCACGGGCGCTGTAATCAGCGGCAAAGAGGGTGTTAGTGTAATACCTTGTGCCTATCAGCGCGTGTTCATTCAGTGGGTCCCAAGGGGTTCTGGTACGGGCGCACCGATGAATGTGTATAAGCCAAATGATCCGGCTATGCCAAAGACTGAGCGTAGCAAAGAAGATAACAAAAACTACGTTGTCGGCGGTGACGGTGATTACATTGAAGAAACTCACCAGCACTACGTTATGATCGTCAACGAAGACGGTTCAACAGAAACTGCTCTGATTGCAATGAAGTCCACACAGCTAAAGAAAAGCCGTAAGTGGAACAGCATGATTCAGTCAGTGACAATGCAGGGTAAGAACGGTCCGTTCACACCACCCCGCTTCTCTCACGTCTACCGTATCAAAGCGGAAGCCGAAGAGAACTCTAAAGGTAGCTGGCACGGTTGGGAAATGTCCCGCGAAAACCCAGTGCAAGATGCCGACGTTTACGCCAAAGCAAAGTCTTTCTCCGAAAGTGTGCTTACGGGCGATGTGATTGTAAAACATCAAAACGACGAAGACAAAAGCGCTTCAGACGACATCCCGTTTTAAGTTTTACTAGGGGGCTGCTTCGGCAGTCCCCACCACAAGGACATAACCATGACAGTTAAAAAGTTCTCATCTATCTTTGATGGATTAAAAGAAGCTTACGGCACATATCGGGTGGAAAAAACTCAGTCTAACGGTAAGAATACAGGTAAGGCAGGCATCGTTCGTGAAACGCGGACCGCGGAACTGTGGGAGGGCCACCTCTCTGGTAAGGGAAACTCTATCGGCATTATACCGATTAACGCAGATAACATGTGCAAGTGGGGCTGTGTAGATATTGACCAGTATCCGCTGGACCACAAGGTTCTTTTAGAAAAGATTAGAAAACTAAAACTTCCGCTCGTTGTATGCCGATCAAAGTCTGGTGGGGCGCACTGCTTCCTCTTCTGTAAGGATTGGGTAGAAGCACGGGACATGCAGAAGTCTCTGAAAAGTATTGCCGCCGCGCTGGGCTACGGCGAGAGCGAAGTATTTCCAAAGCAGATAAAGCTACACCTAGATCGTGGAGATGTAGGCAACTTTCTAAACCTGCCCTACTATAATTCAGAGGATGGTTTACGCTACGGCATCCTAGATGACGGCACTTCAGCCACGCTAAAAGAGTTCTACAACCTTTACGAAACGCACGTCCAAACGCCAGAGCAAATACAAAAGCTACAAATAACCGAGGCATCCGAAACTACGCCCATGCGAGACGGCCCGCCCTGCTTGCAACACCTGATTAAAGAGAAAATATCTGAGGGTGGGCGCAACAACGGCCTGTTTAATATCGGCGTGTATCTACGCAAAGCTTTCCCAGATAGCTGGGAGACAGAGATCCTTACTTACAACATGCAGTATTTTGAGCCGCCGTTGCCTCTAAGCGAAGTCACAGTCGTTGCAAAACAGCTTGAGCGCAAAGAATATGCCTACCGCTGTAGCGACGCGCCGATCAACGCGCACTGTAACAAGGAGCTATGCCAGACCCGTAAGTTTGGTATCGGCTCCGCCGTGCAGAACGCCACGGTAGCAAATCTGCGGAAGTACAACTCAACGCCGCCTGTCTGGTTTATGGATGTAAACGGCGAGCCTCTGGAGCTAGACACTGACGCCCTGATGAGCCAGCCCATGTTTCAAAAAGCCTGCATGGAGCAATTGAACTTCATGCCGCGAAGCGCCGCAAAGCAACAGTGGGAAGGCCGCATCAGTTCCCTGCTTACCGAAATGCGCGAAAACGAAAGCGCAATCATGGAAGTCGCAGTGGACGCCAGTGTTAGCGGACAGTTCTACGACTACCTCGAAGAGTTCTGTCGCTTCCTACAGCAGGCGCAAGATAAAGAAGAGATCTTACTCCGCCGCCCTTGGACCGACGAAGACGCAATGGTAACTTACTTCCGCCTAAAAGACTTCGAGAACTTTCTAAAGAAGAACAAATTCTTTGAGTATAAGTCCCACCGCATTGCCCAGCGCCTTCGTGACATAAACGGAGACAGCACCGTTCTGAAGATTAAAGGCCGCGCAGTGCGCGTCTGGCAGATACCCGCCTTCGAGGTCGGAGACATAGATATTACAACTCCAGACTTTACTCCAAAACAGGAGAGCCCGTTTTGACAAGACCACCGCCAAGTAAAAGAAACTTAGAGATCGTTCGACTGATTGAAGAGCAACTCATGACAAAGACGGCCGTCGCTAAATTGTTTGAAATAAGCAAACAGCGCGTCTGGCAGATATACAGAAAGGACAGGACCAGTGTTCAGAATATTCGGCCCACCGGGAACGGGGAAGACGACACGACTTCTTAATATGGTCGATGACGCTCTTCAAAAGGGCGTTGCTCCAAAGAACATTGCTTTCCTAGCCTTTACTCGTAAAGCCGCCAACGAAGCAAAAGAACGTGCCGC